GCTGGTCTATTGAGATATTACACGTCATTGCTGCAAGAGGTGGAGCGGGTAGAAATGGAGATGCCGCCAGAGCCTGAGGTGATAGAGAAGGTGTATATCGTTCACGTTGATGATCATGGCAACCAGTTTCAGGCAGAGATACCGCTATATTGGGATAAATTTAAGACGGTGCTAAAAGCGTGTGACAATGGGCGGCCGCTAACGCAGAGTGAGTGGTCAGGGCACGGCCGTTTACTAACTCGCACTGAGTACGACAATCTAAGGGATTGGCTCCTTGTTGGTGAGTGGATAGAGTGGGCTGACGAAAGTAACAGAAAGCGCGGTATTTTATGGACGCGCCACGGTGCCAACATGCGCCGAGCAATAGCGGCTGGTCGGTACGAATCGGCTAAGTAAGTCTGAGTAAGTAAGTAAGCACCACGAGACTTACTTAAGAATTACTTAGGATTTGAGTGGGGGAGAAGAGGTATAAAATGGATAAAATAACATGCCAACATATTGACGAGAGCGACACAAAAGCCGAGTTTAACCTAGTCATTCCCTACGGCGGCGGTATACTGCTTTTGTGCTTATTGTGTGCGACCGATTTAGAGGCAATAGTGCTGAGGAGGATAGCGCGTGGTAGGCAAAATCTGTCGGCCGAGTTGCAAAAAGCGGCGCTTAAGCCTAAGAAACGGTTGAGTTTTAAAGGGAGGAGTAAATGATAAACAAAAGAATACGATATGTAAGACAAAGGGGCGATTATGTGGCCATTGGATGTATGGACAGAAGCGTACACGGCACCAATGAGAAGTTCTATTTTCACACTGACCAATTGCACCCCCTTGTTAGTGAGTTACAAAAGCTTGCTTGGTTTGATATTCGTGAGAGTGTGCCAGAGTTTGACACTGTGATCTTAACGTGCAATCTTGCCGGGAAGCTGGCCATACATCATTGGTTAGGCTTTGGCGGCTTTGATGAGACTATCACTCATTGGCAGCCAGTTGCTTTACCAGTGAGCTATGCAAGCAAATGAGTGTCTCTTGCTCTCGTGAGCGATTGTATGCTATAATGTTTACAACCTCAAGTAAAACTTAATCACTTGAATGTTAGGAGATTTGATGGCAGATAAGAAATTGACTAAAGCCCAAAAAGAAGTCGTCAAGAAACTTGCCGCCAAGGCCAAGGCGATGGCACCCCCACCCGGCAAAGCGAGTCATTTGTATCTGAACGGTTGGAAGAGTGGGCTAGATTCTTTGTTGAGTTTGTTAGATGACTAAAACGGCCGTTAAACTTAGCGACCTGAAGCAAGATCAGAACAACGCCAACAAAGGCACCGAGCGAGGCCGTTATATGGTTGCCCATAGCCTAGAACAATTCGGAGCAGGGCGTTCAATCCTCCTAGACAAACACAATAACATCATAGCAGGTAACAAGACAACCGAAGCCGCCGCCGACTTGGGTATTGATGACGTTATCATTGTTGAGACAGATGGTACTAAACTGGTAGCTGTTAAGCGCACTGATTTGGACTTGAGTAATGGCGATGACAGAGCGCGGCTTATGGCATACGCAGATAACCGGGCTAGCGAGGTTGGGCTTGAGTGGGACATTGATGCGATACTTGGCGACTTGTCTGAGGGTGTGGACTTGTCGGGGATGTTTAAGGACGATGAGATTAAGGAGCTTTTAGGCGATTTAGAGCAACCAAGCGAAGAAGATGCAGAGCCGCAAATGTCACGCGCTGATGAGTTGCGAGATGAGTGGGGCGTTGAATCGGGACAGGTTTGGCGGCTGGCTAGTCGGGATGGTAAAGGTGAGCATAGGGTTATTTGTGGCGATTGTACGGACGGGGATGTCGTTGGGGCTGTGATGGGTGGGGAGACAGTGGGTTTGGTTTTAACTGACCCGCCATATGGAATCGGTCTTAACACAGATTATTTTTCCTCTAGAAGAAAAACTGTAAATGAGAGAAAGAAGTCATCAGATACTTATACAAGAAATCACGCATGGCACGCAAAAACACACCCTGCGATTGTTGGAGATGACAAGAATTTCGACCCATCATTTTTGTTAGACTTCCCCAGGATTATGCTTTGGGGTGCGAATAATTATGCTCAAGAACTACCGTCTAAATATAGCTGGCTAGTTTGGGACAAAAAAACAGAAAGGGGTGCGAAGACAGGGTTTAGTGATTGTGAGCTATGTTGGTGTAGCGGACTAAGTTTTGAATCTGTTAGGATATTTAGACATATGTGGGCTGGCTATCAAAGGGACAGCGAAGTCGGAGAAGGTTCTTTTCATCCAACCCAAAAGCCCGTTAAGCTTTTTGAGTGGTGCTTATCCTTTGCACCAAAAGATAAAATTGTTTCTGACTTTTATTTAGGCGCAGGGGCTTCCTTGATAGCATGTGAAAACCTCAACCGCTATTGCCGCGCCGTTGAAATTTCACCCGCCTATGTCGCCGTTGCGCTACAGCGATACAAGGACGCGTTTGATATTACAGCGGAATTAGTTACTGGCACAAAAGACACACTATAAAAGATATGACAGCAAAGGGAAGAGACGGTAACGGATACACAGCCGAGGAAGTCATTGAGGCTATTAAAGGCAGTAGGGGTATTATAACGGCTGTTTCCAAGAGGTTGAATTGTTCCCGCACTTATGCCCACAAGTTAATAGCTAAGTTTGCGACAGCCAAACAAGCCCTATACGATGAGCGCGAATCAATGAAGGACTTCACCGAGGCGAAACTCTTCCAGCTTATCGACGCTGGCAACCCCACTATGATTATCTTTTACAGTAAGACACAGATGAAAGATAGGGGGTATGTCGAGCGAGTGGAGCAAACAGGGCCAGACGGGGCACCAATACAGAGCCAAAATACTATTATCTACCTCCCCAATAACGGCCGTGACTAAAATCAAAATCAAACCCCAACCCGGACCCCAGGAGCAATTCCTAAGCACCGAAGCCGACATAGCATTCTTTGGCGGTGCGGCCGGTGGGGGCAAGAGCTGGGCTTTACTCATGGAACCGCTTAGACACATACAGAACGTCAAGGGCTTTGGTGCTGTCATCTTTAGACGCACACGACCACAGATAACCAATGAGGGCGGGTTGTGGGACACAAGCCAATTTTACCAGGGCATGGGAGCCAAGCAGCGTGAGAGCAAATTAGATTGGACATTCCCCCCGCATGGCAATAGGATCAAGTTTGCCCAAATGGAATACGAGAAGGATAGGCTAGATTGGGACAGCACGCAGATAGCCTTGATTGGCTTTGACCAGCTCGAGAGCTTCACGCGCAAACAGTTTATCTATATGCTATCTCGCAACCGCTCAACCTGTGGTATACGGCCGTATATCAGAGCCAACTACAACCCCGTCCCACCAAGCGACCCAATAGGCGGCTGGCTTCATGAGTTTGTCGATTGGTACATTGACAGCCGTAAATCCCATAGCCCGTCCGGGGTCGAGTGCAAGCGGTTGAGTAGATTTAAGTTCCAAGCACCGCGTAACAATGTCACGTTACCCGCTTTGGCTTGAGAGGCGAAAGGTTTTAACCGAGTAAGTTTATCGCCTGACGGCCGTACTCCTTCAGCGTCAAAGCCCATGAGGGCTTGTGTTAGGTGGTAGCTGTCTTTCTTGCCACTGGCCCCACCCTCCTCCTCCCATCTAACCTTTACCCCTTGCCCGTCCTGCTGGGCAAAGGCCACAACATTACTGTTGATCTCGGCCGGTCCCCACCAATCCTCTGTGGCGTCAATGACGGTCAAACGGCCGTTGTTAATTCCCATCAATACCGAAGCCGTCGCCGCTCCTCGCTTGAGTTTCTTTTCAGTGGCAGCAAAATCCCAAAACCTGACAATGTTGTCATACTCTTGAGAGACGGCATCAGCCACCTTGAGCCATGCCCTATTGATTACCTTGCCAGCTTCAGGTTGTATTATGTGATTGGCATAGAGTAGCCTTTGCTGGTCAACAAGGTCAAGCCCCATGAGCTTTGCCAAGTATCCGGGATCCTTGTCTAGCAATATCTTATTATCGTGGACGGTCGATAGGATGTAAGTAAAGCTCAAAGGCTCAATCATTGGATGATTGGAAACGGCCGTTTCCTTGTCATCATACCAATGTAGCGAGTTGTCGAGGTTGACAAACCAACGGACAACGCCGCTTTTCTCTGGTATCGGGTAACCCTCGCTGTCAATGTACCAATCGACAAACTCATGAAGCCAGCCGCCTATTGGGTCGCTTGGTGGGACGGGGTTGTAGTTGGCTCTGATATACGGCCGTATACCACAGGTTGAGCGGTTGCGAGATAGCATATAGATAAACTGTTTGCG